CCATGGTTAAAGACCGGCATTGAATACGAAGGTATTATGGTAAAGTCAGAAGAGAAGTCTGGACATACCTCAATGGCAGGATATTCTTCTAATTGTGAAAAATACAACCTTGCTCAAATACTAGGATACAGAGTATTGCGTTACACAGCATTAAACCATAAGACTCTCGGAACTGATTTACAAACCCTTTTAGATAACCATAAATGACAGTACTTACACTAGCCCTCATAAACGCTGAATTAAAGCGAAGAGGAATAACCAACAAGGATATTGCTGATAGGCTATGCAAGTCTCCAGGAACCATCACGAATTGGCTATCTAAAGGCAATATAACAATCAAACAGTTAGACGAGCTTATGATCGCATACGGAATACAAATTGAAAGAATTGTGTTTAAATGATCGTACAGAACTACTTCGTAATAGCTCAGTTAGTAGATGAATACCTTAAAGGAGGTGGAACCATAAGCCGATTAACCCACATCCTTGGAGTGAAGAACGATAAATACACCCTTGAAAGAATTGAAAAGCAGGATTGGACCAAAAAACACGTAAAGAAAATGACTAAAGCCGGAATCATATCTCCCAAAAAGCGCAGGGGAAGAAGAAAACTCATCAAAGACGCAGAGGCTATCTCCGAAGAAGTCATCAAGTGGTTGGATGAATTGGGGGATCCTGTTAAGTTCTGCAGGTGCATTGGTATTAGAAGCCCAAAGACACTAAAATCGCGTCTCATATCCCACACATGGACTGAACAAGAAAAAAGTATATTAATCTCAAAACGAATATTAGATGATAGTTTTTAACCCTAGCAACCTAAACCTCACCCCAAACGAGGAGAGTAAATTTATAGAGATGAGAACCATCTTTGGTAAAGTCATATACCGAATAGAACGTGACAAGAATAACCTTAATATGGAACGACAAGAGGACAGAGTAGGTTACCGCTTCCAAGGTCATTATGACTACCTAAAAATCCACCGTAACACGGATATACTCAGCGAAACCTTTAAAGTAGAATTAGTATGCCCAAACTGTAAAGACAAGGCTTATAACCTTACTGGAAAACTACCATTTGTATTCATTCTTAAAACCGATTTTGATGTTACAAAAGATACCAGTAAAGGTTAATACACCAGAATGGTTGGAGTTGCGACGCAGTTATATAGGCTGTAGCGATATCCCCATCCTTACAGGGTCAAATAGAAATTATGGATCCCCACTCGATATTTTCTATGACAAAATAGGACTTGAAATAAAGAAGTTTAAGATGTCAGAGAGACCTTTAATGGGACACATCCAGGAACCTACCATACTTAACCTATGGAGGTATTCAGACGGCAAAGAATGGGTAGATAACTACACCAACGGCAGAGTTCTACGTGAGTTTAAACAAAACACCGGCTATATTGTAGTTAACCCAGAGATACCATTTATGTCAGATACCCCCGACGGTACCATAGAGAAAGGTACCTTAAACCTATTCGGGGAAAAGTTAGATAAAGACGCACCACTACAAGCAAAGAATATTGACTCCCTTAAATGGGCTTCTTCCGACGGTTGGATCCCAGAACATAAAGAACAGGTTACAGGTGAGATGTTAGTATTCGGAACGCAATATTCTGAAACAGTATCTTTAATCGGAGGTAACCAACTCGTAGTAGCACAGGTAGAATATAACGAAGACGTTGCAGCCGCCATATATAATATCTGTAAAAACTTCTGGATTAACTGCGTTCAACCAGCCAAACCACTTGCTAAACAATTTCTATTAGCTTACTCTAAAGCAGAGAAAGAAGCTATTATGAAAGATATCATGGCACTAGAACCTCTACCGGACGACAGTGACGCTTACAGGGACTTTTTATCAACAAGATTCAAAAATCAAGATAACCCAGAGAAAAAAGTAAAAGCTTCCCCTGATATGGAGGTCCTTATGAACTATTATCAGTTTTATAATGATATTGGAAAAGAAGTAGATTTAATAAAGCGTAAAATAAAAAACACTTTATTGCGTTATCACGAACACAACGCAGTTACACTCATACAAGGGGAAGGATGTAAAAGCACAATGAATAAAAATCACCTTGTAAAAGGCAGGGAGATTTCAACAAAACATATTAAAGATCAATTAAACAAACTAAAACCGTAAAAATGGCACAAGGAACATCAGAACAAGGAGGTACGTTTTTCTACGTCAAACCAAAACATCTTAAACCAGGAGAGAACGAATACCCCTGCATGGAGCTTATCCAAAAAAAAGGAGAGAACTATGAAGTAGTAAATACAGTAAACTTCTTAACCGGACACATCACCGAAATATCTAAGGTGGATAAAATGATAGAGAAGTACGGAAGATTCAGAGGAGTTAAGTTTACTCTTTCCGACCTTGAGTTAAATGAAAAATACGTATTTGATCTACCATATAGCGGCCCATCCAGAGAAATGCTTAACCGATTAGCCACCTTATCCTCATTCAAGGACATGCTTAAAATATCTTTTTATCGTGGTGATAAAGGGTACGCTGGAACTTCAGTTAAAGTATTTACATCCAGTGGTGAGCAGAAACTTGAAATTAAGTACGGGTACAAAGAGCATATAGAGCCACGTATGAAAAAAGTAATGTTTCAGGGAAAAGAACTTAACGACTACACTAAAGTAGACGATATGTTTGACGCTTTAATTGACACAGTTCTTTCTAAATTCGAAGTAGCTACGTCAAAACAACCATCAAACACACCTGCAGGAACAGTGTATAAAGACCTTAATGTTATCGAGCCAGAAGCAGATAACTACGTACAACCATCATTCTCCCCTACTGTAGATGATAACGACTTAGGATTGCCATTTTAATAACTAATTGATAATAAAGTATATGAGTATTAGAAAGAAAATAGTAGCAATCTCTCAAGCAGTAGGGCAGCTAGAATTCAAAAAGACAGACTTTCAGGGAGTAGACATCTACACCTCTGAATACATCAACAGTATGATTAAGCCCATCTTCGATGAACATGGAGTGGTCCCAATTGTAAACGTGCAATACGGCCAGGATAAGGTAGCAATTACCATTCAATACATCCATGACGGAGAGGATGAATTAATTCAAACCGTAGAGCATCCAATCAATACAGCCCTTTGGGGAGGTGGGAATATTACCTTGACCAACAAATATGCGTATATCCTAATGTTCCAAATAGGAACCAAGGATGATGTTAGTTTAAAGGCTACCAGAGATACTGCCTTCGGGCCTAAAAATGAAGATTTAAAGGCAAATATAGAGTATAGGGAAGTTGATCTTAATGGCCGAACAACATCTACAAAAACAATTAAACTACAAGATACTGCAGTATATAACATTGGAACACACTCTAATTCTACATTAAATATACAAAAAGCAGAAGACATCCATCCTCCAGAAGGTATGATGTTACGTAAAACAGATGAGCTACAAGCCGGAGATGAGGATAAACCGGTAGACCAAGTATTAGCCGCCATTAATAACGTAGTTAAAGACGAGGATCTTGAAATCATAGTAGACAAGCCCGAAAAACAAGAACCACAACCAGACCAAGCACTATTCGAAAGGCTAAATGAAGGAGAATGGAAGATAAAGGTAGCCATAACTGACTGTATGAGTGAAGTATCAGCAGTAAAATCATTGGACGAGCAGTACAAAATGATTGGCACGGATATATATGGATATAAAGACTTAGCCTTATGCCCTATCCCTATCGAGAGCATTATTGACTTATTTCCGCGCAGGTCCAACAGTAAAATACGTCTACCCTTAATTCAATACAGAGTATTCGGAGAAGAAGCAGCCTGGAAGATGTTAGAGGTTCAAACAAGTAGAACAAGAGCCGACCTTGAGGTGATGCTTACCAATAAGAAATCCGAGCAGCCAGAAGAAACCTTAAAGCCAGTTATCCACAAACTAAGCCTACCTTTTGAAATATCCGAACATATTGGTATTGACAGGAATATTGAAGTAACCCACAAGCTGTTTGCCGATATAAAAGGAATGGGATTATCTGCGTTTATGATAATATATGCACTAGGCAAAATGAAGGACAAACCAGAGATTGACACTACAGGAGGGGACGATGGTATCATAACCAACTTCCTATCAAAAGCCTCAAGGTTACAGATTGAAGAAATGATTAAATTAGCTATGAGTGTAGCAGCGTAACATGGAATATACCCCAGAAGACCTTAATAAAGTAAGAATAAAAACTCGTGATGGGAAGGGAATACATGAACTTCCCATCACAGTTGATATTTTAGAAGTGGTTCCGGAACTTAAAGCCCTAGACCAATTCGATACCGTATTCTTTGCCTGGGGCCATACCGATGATGGACGCATTATAGCCAGAAATAAAATTATTAGGTTCATTAATTTCATGTACTCAAGAGAGTTAACCTGCATTAAAGAGCAACACAAGTCATACAGAGCCCAAAAAGTAGAATGTGCCTTGTTAGCAGGGTTTGAATATGACCCCGTTACTGGTAAATTCACCGAAGAGGTAGAAAGGATGCTTATGTGTTTAAATCCTATAGCAAATAGGATGATAATAGCCTTTTGTAGGCATAACTATTATGACGATGAAGTTACTTTAGTAGCTATGAGAGAGGTTTTTTATAGAAGCATGGCTGACCTTTTAGATAATAGAGATGCAAAGCCAGATGATATTACAGAATGGAAAAAAACGTCTAAAAGCATAACAGACCTTAAAGTGGAAATTCTTAACGGTGACGAAAACAGAATCCTTTCAGCAGCATTAGTTAAAAAGATTGAAGAAGAAAGCCTTGGCTTCCGACCAGAAGACGTTGCATATAGAATTAAAAGAGGTGAAGACCCCTTAGACGGGTATGATTTTTACAGAGATGACGTCCTCGGTTAAAAAGAAATATTACTCTAAGGCATACCTCGTTAAGTTTATCGACGGTACCTATAAACTCATTGGTAATAACATCCAAACAGTATCTTATCAACAAGTAAGAGGCCCAGAAGGGGAAATTGAAAAGATACCATTTACCACAGATCATTACGTCTACTCATCTAAGGAAACAAAATACGGTACCATGCCATGTACCTCTGTCATGTGGTTAGAAGAAGTAAAGACCCAAAAACAAAAAGATGGCATCCATGTATTTAATAATTTAGGCAAAGAATTAATGGTAATGTAAATTTTTCTATATTTGAACAAAATATAGACCATGGCATTTATACAAAAAGCTAAAGCCTCTTTAGGCGACGTAATAATGAAAGGAGTCCTTACTCCAACAACTTCAACAGCCTTTGATACAACTCAAAATGAACTTTGGACCGGTGCTGTAACAGCAGTGGCCTCACAAATAACCTCCATTGGTGTTACGTGCTTTACCACTAATCAAGCATTAGACTTCCCAAGACAACCAGGAGCCCCCGTTATATTTAATCAGGATTGGGTATCAACTCAAATTGATACATGTACTGCTCTAGTTGCTCAGATTAACGCAGCAGCCTTAGATGTAGATAGTCCTCTTTATGGATTAGTTTCAGCAGCATCTACCGGAGGTGGGGGTTATACAATTACTACTACGGATCCTTCATTGGTTCTGCAGTTCGATAACTTGGTAAGAACTACCATCACAAAAACTTTATCGGGATTTGACCTATCTACCTTCCAAGGTAATTGTATTGTGGTGGCAACCACCACTACTGCCATTAACTATAATGAACTAGGAGTAGCAGCAACAGCCGGAGTAGGAATACTCGTTGGTGCAGGAGCTCCTTTTGATATCATTGGAAACGCAAATATCTTGAACTTCCGTTGTATTGAAGCTTCAGGAGCTTCCCCTGCAACCGTTAATTACGAAATCTACGTTGGATAATATAAAAAATACACGAATAATAAGGGCAGATAAACCCCTTAAAAGCAGAGATACGTTCAAGTCTGTTAATGGATGCCCTACTATTACAATAGGCGATAATCAAGAAAGTGGGATTGTATTTATTGGTGACGGTGCCGCATTTACTGCTTTAATTAGTGGAGGTGAACCAGGTTATACAATAGGAACTGTAACAGGGGAAGTTCCACCAGGCTGCATTGCAGATGTTACTGAAATAGACGGAGATTATTATGTAATTCTTGATGGAAAGGCTACTACATTTGGTTCTTATACATTTTCATTAACAGTATTAGATGATAATAACTGTGAAAGTGATCCTAAAACATTTACCATTGAAGTATGGGCAGAGTTTAATAATAAAATTCCACAGGTTGTAACTATATTAGATCCTTTTTTAATAGCTGTATCTGAACTCCCATTAACTTATGGCTCAGGTGTAGCTTTAGATTCTATAATTTTGAATTATACAAGTGTTGGCGCATCATTTCCTAATATAGAAGATCCAAACGGTGATTTTACAGCTGATTTATATAATTCTCCTGCAACAGGTGATGTTACTGATGCTGTAATTTATGATATAACTGAGGCATACCCACAGTTTGCAACAGGGTCAACTCCATACACGGATAATTTTATTTCTGGATCAGATTCATTTACTGAATTTGATGGATCAGCGGCTAATGGAGATTGGAAATTTCGTGGAGTGACCGGGACTATTAATGTAGTATCGCTTGTATTTAAACCAGTATAATATGCAAAAACGTAAACTAATAATACTTATTTCTATAGCACTATTACTGATAGCAATGATATTAACCTCATGCTGTACCACTAGACAGCGTGAGGTTATAGTTTACAAAACAAAGGATAGTACAGCAATTCACGTAGATACTACATGGAGGGTATTCACTAATCCGGCAGATAGCATATCTATATTTGGTAAGCTTACAGCCTACCAGGATAGCCTTGGCAAGTGCAAAATAAAAGACACAGAAGGAACCACAGAGTCAGGAAAGATAAAGGTAAAGTATATCATTAAGAACGACAGCATCTTTATCGAATGCAACACCAAGCCTTATGAGATTAAAATAGCAGAGTTAACCACAACCATAGAGAAGTTCAAAGAGATTTACGAGTCATACACCAGTGAAACAACGAAGGTTAAAAACACCTCATGGTTCTCGTTCTGGCAGACTTGGGCAGTACTAGCCTATATCGCACTTACTACAACGTACCTCATTTTAAAGGCATTTAAGTTGAAAATTGCGTTCACCATAACACCACCCTTTATCACCATAACAAAATGATCTATACCTACAACATAGATTCTGCCAAAGGCGACGAAACTATTGTTGCAGGGAGAACAGGTAAGATAATTACGTTGACCTCAATCAATATCAACAAACCTACAGGAGCTTATTTTGTTTCTCTTATTTTAGTACGTGGATCAGTAGAAAGCACTTTGTGGATTTATAATTTAGATGAGGGAGACATAATATTAGATACCACTGATTATAAAATAGATCAATCTTCATCAATTAATATATCAAGTACCCCAGGAATTTCATTAACCGTAATTGGAGTAATAGAATGATAATAATAAGAGATAAAGACGGCAATGAGAAGGTTAAGATAACTGGTGGCTTTACAGGGTACACTGGTTACACTGGATCAGAAGGCCCTACGGGTTATACTGGGGCAACTGGTTATACTGGACCTGGTAATTTTACAGGTTACACAGGATATACTGGATATACAGGGGATACCGGATTTACGGGATACACAGGTTATACTGGCCCTGGAAATTTCACGGGCTATACAGGTCCTACAGGTTACACTGGAGATACGGGAGCAACGGGTTACACTGGTCCTGGTAATTTTACGGGTTACACTGGTCCTACAGGATACACAGGGCCACAAGGTAATATTGGAGCAACTGGTTATACGGGTTTTACAGGTTTCACTGGCTATACAGGACCAGGAGCATTTACGGGTTACACAGGCCCCACGGGTTACACTGGTTATACGGGTCCGCTTGGTCCAACAGGTCCTACAGGATACACAGGGCCACAAGGTAATATAGGATCAACTGGTTATACGGGATATACTGGTTTTACTGGCTATACAGGACCAGGAGCATTTACGGGTTATACAGGACCCACGGGTTACACTGGACCTCAGGGTGCAACAGGTTATACTGGTTACACTGGTCCTGCTGGACAAGATGGACAATCATCTTCATTCTACGATTACAAAACAGACACAAATACAACTTCTGGTAATCCTGGAACTGGTTTGCTTGCGTGGAACAATGCTACACAGACTTCTGCAACACAATTACAAATCAACCACATTGACCAAGATGGTTATGACATTGACTTGTTCCTTGGTATTATTAAAGTTGGCGACACTGTTTATATCCAAGATGCCGCAAACTCTACAAACTATCAAAAATTTACGGTTTCTGGAACAATTACTGACCATGGTAACTCTTGGGTTGATGTTCCTGTAACTTTATCAGCATCCGCTGGTACTGGATCAAGCGGTTTTGCTGATGACTTAAATGTTCTTCTTGTTATTGCCAATGTTGGTCCAACTGGTCCAACTGGTCCTTTAGGAGCAACTGGTCCGACAGGTCCAACAGGTCCAACTGGCTACACTGGACCGCAAGGTATTCAAGGTGTTGGTGGTATCGTAGCAAACTGGGGTTCTTTTTGGTCAACCGTAGACCAAACTGCAGCAAATACAACTACTGCTTATGCAATAACTTATAATAATACTGACCCAGATAGCACTAATGTTAGCGTTGTTTCAAATAGCCGCATAACAGTTGTTGATGCTGGTACTTATAATATTCAATTTTCTGCTCAAGCAGATAGAGTTTCTGGTAGCGGTACTGACACCATTGATATTTGGTTTCGAAAGAATGGAACAGATGTTCCAGAAAGCAATACTGTAGTAACTGTTTCTGGCGGTGCAGCAGCAGCAAAAACAGTTGCAGCTTGGAATTATATGGTTGAACTTAACGCAAATGATTATGTTGAATTGATGTGGAGAACATCAGACACTAATCTTCAACTAATTCACGAACCAGCGGCGACAAGTCCTACTCGTCCAGCAATACCCAGTGTTATTGCCACGGTTCATCAACTTGCATATAGCGGTCCTACTGGTGCAACAGGGTACACTGGATATACGGGATATACAGGACCTACAGGATCGGGTTCTACTGGTTATACCGGATACACCGGATATACAGGAGCAACTCCACCTACAGATTGGACTTATTTAGTAATATTAGGAGGATACGTTTAATTTAAAAAATCAATAATATGGCATCAGTACCTTTATTAGGAGCAATACCCAAGACAAGCTATTGTACTTGGCTTCCAGCAACAACAGCAAATACTAAATCAGATGGTTCTGGAACTATAGGAACAGATATTTTACTTGCCTGTACAGCAGGTTCTAATGGAGCATGGATAGACAGAATACGTCTTATGCCTGTAGGGACAACAGCATTAACATCAACAGCAACAACAGCTACAGTAGCTAGAATATTTGTATCTACTCAAACATCTGGAGCTACCACAAACCTAAATACTCACTCATGGCAAGAGATGTCGTGCCCTTCTCAAACAGTAAATCAAGCTACAGTATCTATTAGCCCAGTAGATGTTCCTGCCGGTTTTAGATTAGAAGCTGGAGAAACTATTTTATTTTCTATGTATCATGTAGCGGCAGCTAATACAGCATGGGAATGTACAGTTTTTTCAACAGATTACTAAAATCTAGTCTATGAGTTATATAGAAGGAGGAGAAAACGAATTATATAAGAATACTTGTAGAGTAAGCACTTTTAGACCGTTACAACAACGGGGTTCAGGTATTGAAAGATGGCAAACTTGGCAACCAACACCTCAGGAAACCATGGCCTATTTTTTATGTATAGGTGGTGGTGGTGGTGGAGGAGGAGGATTCTCAGGACTTACACTAACAGCTAGAGGTGGTGGAGGTGGTGGAGGTTCCGCAGGTCAAACAAGAGGATTAATACCTTTAATGTTCTTACCTAAAATATTATATATCTCAGTAGCAGTAGGTGGTGCAGGAGGAACCGCAGGAGGAAGTGGTGGAACTGCAAGTAGAAGCTATATATCTGTAGCTCCTAATAGCACTGCGCAAAATCGTGTTATGTCATCTGCTGGAGCTTCTAATGGAGCTACTGGTGGAGCTGCTGGCACAGCCGCAGGGGCATCTGCTGGTGGTAATGGAGAAGCAGCAGGTGCTTTCACTGACCAGATGGTAGGCCAATGGGGAATATTACAGTTTTTAGCAGGTAAGAATGGAGCTGCGGCTGGTGCTTTAGGATCAGCAGGAGGATCTAATACATTATATACTACAGGTTGTTCTAATGGAGGTAGTGGTGGTGGAAGCACTACAGCACTTAATGTTGCAGGAGCAGGAGGTGCCCAAACCGGAGTTGGTATTTGGAATAGCATACCAGGAGGTGCTGTAGCAGGACCAATAGATGGATCTACAGGATATGATACTAGATTTGAAATGATACTTCCCTATGGAGGAAGCGGAGGAGCATCAGGAACAACAGGAATAGGAGGTAATGGTGGTGATGGAGGATTCCCAGGTGGAGGTGGCGGAGGTGGCGGAGGAGGAACTACAGGAGGAGCTGGTGGTAAAGGTGGTGATGGAATAGTAATGATTATATCATGGTAATTAAAATTTTAAGTTATGTATATTGAACCAGGAGATAACAGTAATAATAGAACTAGAAATAGAGTAAGTATGTTTACTACTATGGGAGGTGCTGTAGGTACTTCATGGCAAACATGGCAACCTAATCCAGATGAAACTATGGCTTACATTATATGTGTAGGAGGAGGAGGTTCTGGTGCAGGTGGATTTACAGGTTCAGCAGGTGCTATTAGAGGTGGTGGAGGTGGTGGAGGTGCAGCAGGACAGACTAGATGTATAATCCCTTTAATGTTTTTACCTAAGATTCTTTATATTTCACCCGGAGCAGGAGGAGCATCAGTAGCCGCTTCTTCAAATGGTACTGCTGGTACTTTATCTTATGTATCAGTTGCACCTAATACTACAGCAGCTAATATTGTTGTTCAATCTGGAGCCGCAAGAGCTTCTAACACAGTAGCAACAGCAGGATCAGGAACAACAGCAGGAGCAGGTGGTAGTGCTGAAACTATTAGCACTGTATCATTATGTGTAGTGGGACAGTGGGGATTATTACAGTTTTTAGCAGGTAAAGCAGGAGCAGCCGCAGGAGCCGTTACGGGAGCCGCAGGAGGATCTAATACTCTATTTACAGCAGGTTGTTCTAATGGTGGAGCAGGTGGAGGTAGTACTCCAGCAGCTAATACTAACTTTGCAGGAGGTGCTCAAACAGGTGCAGGTATATGGCCTACTATGCCAGGTGGTACAGCAGGAGGTAATCCAGGATCAGGGGCTACGGGTTATAATAATATGTTTGAAATGATTTTGCCTTATGGAGGTACAGGTGGTGGGACTGGAGGTACAGCACTTACTGTAGCAGGAAATGGTGGTGATGGAGGCTTTCCTGGTGGTGGAGGTGGTGGCGGTGGTGGTGGTGTTACCGGAGGGAGAGGTGGTAAAGGTGGTAATGGTTGCGTATGGATAATCTCATGGTAAAATTTGATGTAGTCCTCATAGCTAGAAACGAAGATAAAACACTTCCTCGTTTATTAGAATCACTTAATGAGTTTAAATCATTAGGTGGTAAAGTATATATATTAGATACAGGTTCAAAAGATAATACAGTCCAAGTGGCTAAACAATGGGGATGCCACGTAGAAGAAGTAGGTGATAAGTTTAGAATCACAATTAATAAAGAACTTGCCGACCAAATAAATGCGTTCACCACAACACAAATAGTAAAAGACGGTGATAGTGTATTTGATTACGCATCTGCCCGTAACTACATAGCTAACTTCGCTACCCATGACATGATAGTCACTCCTGATTGTGATGAAATATGGACAAAATTTGACATAGATAAGATAAATCAAGCCGTAGAACAATCCGATCAATTAGAATATAACTTCGTATTTGCTCACGACGAGAACGGCAAAGAACTCGTAAAATTCCTACACTCTAAATTCTACAACAGAAATAAAATGAAATGGGTAGGCATTATCCATGAAGTATTACAAGGAGAAGGTAAACGATTATTCCTAGATGAGAGTATAATTAAACTCGAACACTGGCAAAATCCAGAAACAAATAGAAGCGGATACCTACCTGGACTTGCTATTGATTGTTATACAAACCAAGATAATGACAGAAACGCACACTACTTCGGTAGAGAGTTAATGTATCATGGATATTTTGAAGCAGCTATAAAACAGTTAGAACGACATATAGCTATGGATAAGTGGCCTACGGAAAGATCACAAAGCATGATATTTATAGGGGACTGTTTGCAATACATGAATAAATTTGATGCGTCATGGTATTTAAAAGCGTTTGACCTAGAACCAAACCGCAGGGAACCTTTAATGAAACTTGCTGAGTACTACTACCAACAGGGCAAAAAGGATCAAACCAGAGCATACGGAGAAGCCGCACTAACCATCCAAGGCAATAATTTCTACGCAAATTACCAACCTTATTATGAAGATCGGCCACATGAACTATTGTATTGGGCATGGGATGGCATAGATAAAACAAAATCGGATTATCATTGGGATCAAGCATATAAGTTTAACCCACATAACGCTAAAACATTATCCGGAGCCTCATATAGATTTAGGCTACCAAAAGTTAGTATTATAATACCACAGCTAGGTAGAGAAGAAGGATTAAAAAGATGCCTAGACTCTATAAAAAACCTTGACTACCCAAACGCTTTAATAGAAACCATCGTTGTTGAGGGAGAAGAAACAGTGCCTATCAAGGTTCAAAAAGGACTAGAAAAGTCTACCGGAGAATATATATGTTATGCTGCCAACGACGTAGAATTTACACCAGATAGCCTTAAAATAGCCATCCAAGACTCTATTAAACTAAACAAAGGACTTGTTTCATTTACAAGTGGATCACTATTGCCGGACAATGGCAATATTTGTGAGCACTTTATAATTAAGCGAGAACTTATTAATAAGCTAGAAGCTAGACAAATATTCTCTACCGACTTTAACCACGTAGGAGTAGATAATTGGCTATGGGCACAGGCTACTAAGTTAGACACGTCATATAGATCAGCAGCGTTTATACACCACTACCACTTCTCAACCGGATCAGATATGGACAATGTTTATAAAAGGGGATGGGAGAAAGTAATGAGAGATAGAGAAATTTTGCAAAATAAATTAAGTAAATTATAATATTCATTATATTTGACAAACTTATTACTTATGCTAACCTCTTTTGTTTATCTCTTATTAGGTTTTATCCTTTCAAACCTTGGGTACTACGCTACCAGAAACAGAGAAAGCCACAACTCACCAGTTAAACCAAGCTTTATTTTCTTTTTTAAAGATAATTACATCCGGTTAATACACTCAGCTTTAATTGCGTCTATTATAAATGTAATACTAATGATGGATATAGCACAGACCAATGAAGTATTAGGTATGCCATACATTCCAATATATGCTGTAGGAGTAGGATTATTCCCAGACGCAATTTTAGCGTTCCTAAAGAATAAATTTGGCTTCATGCAGCCTAAGAAAGTTCAGGATGAGGATGGATCAATTTATAAAAGGAAATAACTATGCTTTTTAGCCACGACTCAAGCCCACAGCCAGTACACACCGGAACCTGGACAGGATTTTTAATCACCATGGGATGTAACCTTGTAGGAGGGGCCATATTAGGAGCCTTACAGATCGTAGAGGATATTGATAAGCTAACCGTCTTATTCCTACACCTACTCGGAGTTATATCGGTTACCATTGGTATTGTGGTGGGTATAATTACGTTGTTCGATAAAATAGAGGCGAGGGTACAAAGGAAAAAGAAAAAGTCCGACACTCCCCATGAAAGAGCATCGGACCTGAAACCATAACCATTATTAGAAACGTAGTTATCTGCAGATTATTGCGTCTGCTCAAATTCTTTTCTTAAATATTTAACTGCCCTATCACCGAAGGGGCGGGTAAAGCTAGGATCAAACTTAGGCATAAGAATAAATATCTCAGCATTAGTTTTTCCTTCTTTAATAAAGTGTAGTATAAGCTCTCTCATAGGCTTCACTCGGTCCAAGAACTTCTGCCTGTTGGCTTCTTGGCCTGCCTTCTGTCCGGTGAGGTTTTTTGCGTTGCCCAAAGACTCTCCTCTTGCTCTCTTAGCTGAAAGAGCTTCCTTGATCCTGGTTTGTATTCTTTTTACTTCCCACTCGGCAATGACGGCCATAATTTTAATGGTGAGTTCATTAGCTTCTGGGAAGTCGCAAGCCCTAATTGGTACTTCTGAGTCAAGGATAGAGAATAGGAATTTACAGTCACGACTCAAACGATCAATTTTAGAAACTAGAAGAGTAGCTTTAAGGTCCTTACAGGCTAATAGGGCTTGTTGTAATTTGGGACGCAGATTATTGCGTCCACTCTCCACCTCTATAAAAGAAGCAACTACTTCATCTCCTGGACGTAGGTATTGTTGGACGGCTGCTTCTTGAGCTTCCAATCCTAGTCCGGATATCTCTTGAGACTTCCGGCTAACTCTCTTATAAACTACGTACCTCATGCCCATCCCCTCCATCTCCTTCTTTTTTCTGATTGATAGCAAACATGTTTATGGAGTTTAATAGAATAATATGGAAACGCAATTATCGTCATTATAAACAACAGCGTCAACCCATTAGCCTGTTTAACTACGGTAATATTTACCCATAACAGAAGTATTGCCAGTGCTACGGTGAGTATTACAATCAGGATTAAAAACTTAAATTTTGTCATAGAAAATTGCGTTTTAAATGAATAAGGCAATCACCATCATCACCAGGAATATGATCCAAAGTATAGCTTCAATCGTCGTCCTCTTCATCGTTTATCTTTTTAACAGTTAGTATTAATGACTTCTTGTCTATTGGTTTAAGATTGTATTCTATAATGGCAATCTTAAAGTGGTTGCTTATATAACGCTGTATTTCAGGTGTTATTGCTACTAATAGCCTACTTTCTTCCGAGTTTATTAGTCTTGTTTTTAAGAACTTTGGCATGAGTGGGTCTTTCTGTAGTCTGTAAAGTAGACGTACTGAGTACCCGTGAAGTTTTATTGTGCGGATCTTATTATTTTGTACTTGCTCATCGGGTTGGCTGCTTCCTCTATCTTCTTCTTCCAGGTACATAATGCTCTTGGTTTATTGGTTAAAATGATTTGTCCTGTTCTTTCGTGGATTAGGTCCCAAAGGTCCTTTAGTTTAGGTTTGGGGGCTTCAGGATCAATACCAGTCTTTTTTGCTATTGCTGCTCTTACGTATTGGTTCATGGGTAGACGTAGTTATTTGCGTTGTTTAAAATACTTAAACAGGTACCCGAAAGGTGATAGTCCTGCTATATCGAGGATAATGTTTATTAATTTCATAGTCCGGCTGCGATTAAATGCGTCTTTTCTAATGAATAAAGCTTATCTATAGCAGCACAATACTGTAGTCCTGCTAATTCTTCGTCTTTATCGCATTCAGGTAGTGCCCATTCACAGAAGCCAAACATTTCTATTGTTACTTCTATTAGTTGGCCCATTAAAGCTCTCCAAGGGTAAAGCTCGTTAATGAAGTTGAATTTGTCTTGGATGTTTGGTGGGAGTTCGTAGTTCATGGCTACTTTTGTTTTATGGTTAAACGTAGTTAATTACAGAATATTGCGTCTAATATACTTATTATATGTATTTTCTTCTACTTCAATGAATCCATAGAAGGGATCTATTACTTCTCCATATGGTAGCCAATACTCTTTACCTTCAATCAGGCAGAGCTTTGAGTTCTTGCCTGTCTTTCGGTTCTTGAATTCTCTTAGGATCTTACCTGGGATTTGTATGAAGGTTCTTTCCATTAAAATAATTGTAGCTGTTTATAATAAGCTTCTAAGCTATTGCTTACTCTCGATAGTGTGCAATGAGTTAGTGGATACTCCTCACCCGTGATGGCCTTGAGGACTTCCTGTCTTCTTATTACGTTTGTTCCTAGGTACATTGCTACCTGGATATCGAGGCTGAACCTATCGGTACCTCTTTCTTTTAGTTTCTCTAATAGCTCTTTCATGGTGAATTGTGGTTTATATGGGTTAACGTAGATTTCTGTGATTTATTTTAAAGTGTGTGGTCCGGTTAAAAATAAAAAATTTCTATATATAACTGCGTTTGGTAAAAATTTGCTTCCCTTTCGTGATTAATTCCTGATGGCCAAAATGCTGAGGACCATAAACAAGGCTAAAAGAATAGTAAAAGGGATGGTTAAAATTAAGGATTGTATAATAATACTCATGGCAATGGTGATGCCCGTTAATAGGATTAATGATAATAGTATTAGGGCTGTGGATATTAGTAAACTTGTTTTCATAGGCTGTGTGTTTATTTTGTTTGTGGGGTTAAATTTGTGCTTTTTATGTATAGTTTACCCTTCGTTTTCTCTTATGAATCTGTTTTCAATCTCTTTTATTTGCAGATATTCAATAATTTGTTTTAACCCAAATAACCTGAATGAAGGATTTAGGCTTCTTAGCTGATAATTTACTTCTTGTCTCTCCTTTATAGGCTCTCCCTCCATCATGTCAAGGTCGTGGTATGTGTATATGTATGCCTTTGTTTCGTTCCAACTAAAGGATAGTTCTATGCAAATTTTATCCTTTATAAAAATACTTCTTTCATTATATGTTACTTGGTTGGTGCCAAATAATATTTTAGCTGCGTGTAAAATTGCATCATAGGTTTTATCATCAAAAATATTTTGACAATCTCTTTTAAGAGTCTCTAGATGAAAGTTAAAATTAGAATTCATTTGCATATCTTATAAGTTTTAATGGTTTTCACCTAAAAAGCCCGCAACGTTTAAGCGTGCGGGCTGTTGTTTGCTTTGGTGGATTAGATAAATTTAACCCCGTGATTATAAGATAGGAATTTAATAATAGTTTGCTTTTCTGTTATGGTTAGATTTTCAATGGCTTTAAATGGCTCCAGGCCTCCTCTTGTGGCTCTTATCTTGAGGAATTTATAAGCTTTATAATACAGTTTTTGGTTCATGGTTATATTATTGGTTAATATATGCTTTTAACTCGTGAAAATCATAAGGTATCTTGTCATCTTCAAAAATACATCCGTATTGGTTCTCGTCAATATAAATGCGTTCTATTAAAGGATTTCCAAAATAAACGTATTTGATAAGGTCGTCTAAGGACTGAAATATTAAATAAGTATCATTTGTGTGATAAAACCAAGCTCTTTTACCGTTGTCTAAAAATCTACATTCGGCCGTTTCGTCTGTTTTTCTTAAATACTCTATTATGTACATGTTTGTATAGTTTTAAAGTTTACAAAAATTAACTGCGTCTTCTTCTTCTTGGGCTTCTGTTACGTAGTGGCCCGCTTCCGTTATTATATAGACGCGATTAACTGCGTCGTATATAATAATATAGCCGTTTATTTCATTCATAGCATAGTAGTATTAAATTAATCCTTCATCAGCAAATGAATAGTATCCGCTTTCAGTTAAAATTATATGGTCTAATAGTTGAAAGTTCATTATTTTACAGGCGGCCTTTATATTGTTGGTTGCGGCCTTATCCGATTCGCTTGGAAATAACTGCCCGCTTGGGTGGTTATGGCTTAATATAATAGCTGTTGAGTGAGCTAATAGTGCACCCTCAAATAAAATTCTTTGGTCTATTATGGTTTCTGTTATCCCGCCTTCGCTTAACTTCATACATCCCACCACTTTATTAGCTCTATTTAAGTATAAAGCAAAAAAACATTCTTTGTGCTCCATTGTACCCGCATAGAACGGTTTTAGGATATTATAAGCGTCCCTAGATGCGCTTATTTTTTCCCTATCTGCGGCCCTTACTTTAGGTTCATAACTAATTTTTAATTCTGATACTCTCATGGTCGTTTAATTTAAGTTTGTGATTAATTGCGTTTCACCACCTTAAGCCCCTACCTACATTTAAGTAGATTAGAGGCTAAGGGGGTTGTTTGGGGTTTAGTTAGTTGATTCTATAAATGTAAAATATTTCACCTTCAATGGTTTCTTCATCCTCGTTGCCATCATAGGTGCTCAGGCTGTGTCCTCTTCCATCCATCCTTGCGTCCCGCTTCCATTGTTCCTCATCAAAGGTTATATAATAAGACAAGTTGCCTGCTCCTTCGCTTAATTTGTCAATCTCGGGAGTAATACACTCCTCAATATAACTATCAAGGCTCTCCTCCCATTTTTCATCCGCTTCCTCATCAGTCAATACCATATAGTCGTTATTGTAGTCATCAGGATCAAGTTCTTCAATTTCTTCAAGGTTATTTTCGCAAAAAATAAGGAAATTAGCGTCAATATCCGCTTCTTCAGTTCCTTCAATATCATCATAAAATTGCTCTCTTGCTTCTTCTTCGGTCCCTTTGAAGGCTTTATCTTCGATGATAAAAAAATCTTCTCCTTGGTGTTGCATCAAGGCTAATGCTCTCAATAAATTTTGTTCTAATTTCATTGGTCGTTAATTTAAAGGGTTTAATTAAATAATTTACTTTTGATTTCTGCTTGTTCGTAGTTACCTGCGTACACTATAATAGCGCACCCATTAATAATAAAGTTATATAGCTTCATAGTACATAGGTTAAAAGGTTAATAATATACACTATACCTGCTAACCATAGTAACCATCCATAAATAAGGAGGTCAATAATAAGATTTTTTAATTGTTTCATTGGTCGTTAATTTAAGTGATTTATACTAATAGTTACGGCAAAGATAAAAAAAGGTTTCAAACCAATTTAATATAATTGACATAAATGCCTTAATTAACTCTTTTTTAACACAAAATTTTTGATATTTTGAGCTAAAATAGGCTTATAAAATACTGATAATCAATGCTTTGTAATTATACAAATATACTGGATTAATAATCAATAAGTTATGGATGAGTATTTTGGCTGCTTTTTAGGATGATTAGATAAATGGAATTAAATCCGTATAATATAAACCAATAGGAGAACAAAACAGCAAACAGCCATCCCGAATAAAGGACCAAGGTAAAAGGATAAGCCAAGATAATTGCGTCTCAAATAATACCCTCACCCATAACATAAGAGAACAACCAAAAAAGTTAAACCTGCAAGAGGTATTAAAGTAAACATGATAAACCCCAATTGAGATAAAAGAAATCAATCCCAATTTAAAAGAAACAAAAAGAAAAAAAAGAATAAAGTATTTCGTGATGAAGAACCAAGATAACAGCCTATTTATTTATTAATCAATACTTTGTACTTTGTTTTGATCTATTCTCCTACATATAACAGCCTTACACCTTTGCGACTAATGTTATTGTGATGTAATCAGATTGCTTTTATTGGTTTGCTTTTGCATTTGCCCACAAATTGGACCGCTTTAAGCCTTTGCGCCTTTATTTATGCGACTTTCATGGGGTGGGGGTGGGTTTCGGAATTTTTTCTCCTGCGATTGCATACCCTACCATATTTATATATATACTCTCCAGAAACACCCAAGATATTCTTTTTAAAACGTGTCATAAAAACGTCCACATCTACTTGATTATCAGCTAACGGTATTTGAGATATATATAAAATCTTGTATATTAATAAATTAAGCATATATTTGCCCTATGAATAAGTTTACAAAGAAGAATGGGTTTGGATATGTATGGTTACTGTACTATAGATACCGAGTAGTTTATGTTGGCAGTTGTGTAAGTTTTAATGGAGACTTGTTCGATAGTTTAAATGGGAAGAAGTTTGACGGGATGAAATATAAGGAGGTGGTCCTGGGTGATATGTTAAAGTTAAAGCGGGAGTTGGTGAGGAAGTATGATCCGGTATATAATAGGTATAAACGCTTAACCCATGAAAGAACTAATCCAGATCGGTAGAATAGTAGCCGTAGTTTTCTATGAAAAGAATAAGTGATAAGCGACGCAAACAAAACCAAGAGTACCTTAAAATTAGGGCCGAGATACTTGCGTCCAACCCAATCTGCCCAGTAACAAACCAACCAGCCACCGAAATCCACCACATGAAAGGGAGAACCGGAACACTCCTCACCGACAGAAAATATATGCTGCCTGTTTCCAGGGAAGGGCACGTATGGATCGAGATGAACCCCGAAGAGGCAAAGGCTAAAGGGTGGTCATTATCAAGACTTTCCAAAGATTAATTGCTTATATGCAATCAATTCACAATATTTGTAATATCTATTCGTTCTTTATATAAATTCTAACTAGGTCAACAAGCTCGTAGAGATATGGGCTTGTTCCCTTAAAACTTTAACTTATGAATTTTATTGATCTTATTGAATCTAGACGCATTAAACTAGGAATTAACATCGAGGAACTCTGCCGGAGAGCTGGTATGACTCACGCTTCTAACTACATTAAATACAGGGATATGGGTGTGATGCCTGGCTTCCAAAACGTAGTGGATCTTATGAATGCAGTAGGGTATAACCTCGTTGCCATGGATGATAAGCTGCGGAACCCAGATAAAATTATTGAGTGGTGCACAATAAGTCTTTATATTCACCGTTATAAAGATCATCTCTGCTACGTGTTTGAGAAGATAACTGGGTTCAGAACACCGGTTAGTAGACATAACTCGGCATTGATAAAGACTGTTCTTTTTTATGTTTGGTATCACAAGACAACGCAGAATATCGCGTCCAACATAACTCTCCACGACGTAGTGTACGAACCAGGAGTAGATATGGAGGACATGATCCACGACTTATCCGCAATAGGATTAATTACGTTGGAGGGAAACCCATCTAACATAGCCTATCAATTCTTCATGGAAGTAAGCGAAGGTCTTAAACAATATCTTGAATCGGCTGAATTAGCGGTTCATTTAACTTAATCTGGCCGAGCCCCGATTGCCTTCTTGGTCGTTGGCTACGGGCTCGATCGCCAGATCTTTTTTAAAGCAAACAAATGATAGAAAAGATTTACGAAGAATTTAATAAATTCAAAACCCCGCTTACCATTGATAGGGATGGTGAAGGCCGTTTAATTATTATCGAAAACGGACAACCACTAATCCTGCTTATGGAATTCCTACAGGAAACTACGTCGGACAAATCCGAATTCGGTGAGTTTATGAATATGTATAACTCTATCTTCACCAAGAACGGGAAGCCAGGAACTAAGAAAGGTGATAGTAAGTCTAAGCGTCAATTCTCAGCAAGAAGGAAAGAAGGCTTTACCATGGACGATTTTCAAAAAGCACTATTAGCCTTACATCAAGATAAGTGGCATATACAAGGAGGGGAAACCAGCACTCCTTATTATTACGCTACACCAGAATACATAACTAGGGCCGACAAGTTGAATAAGTTTAAGGACCTATCCCCAGAAACGCCAAAGATTAAAATGGTTTACTAATGATTGTAATTAACCTAGAAGATAAACAAGAGTATGATATCGAAGTCCAAAGAGACGGAGAGAACCATATGACTTGTCCGGTTTGTTCCCACACAAGGAAGAAGCAGAAAGAGAAATGCTTCTCGTTTAATTACAACAAGAAGGTAGGCAGGTGCAATCACTGTAACGTAGTGCTCGTTGAAAAGAAAGAATTTAAACCAGAGCCTAAATTTAAAAAGCCAGAGTGGAACCCGAAACTTGAAATATTATCAGGGGCCGCAGTAAACTGGTTCAGGGATCGCAAAATATCCGCAAGCACATTAATCCACTTCCGAATTACTGAGGGTAAGACTTATATGCCACAGGTCCAAAAGGAGAGAAATACCATTCAGTTTAATTACTTCAAAAACGGGGAGCTCATCAACGTCAAATACAGGGACGGCCAGAAAAACTTTAAAATGGTATCCGAGGCAGAACTTTGCCTTTATAACATCGACGCAGTTATTAACTCCAAACAGGTTATTATTTGCGAAGGAGAAATGGATGCTCTTTCTTTTCACGAAGCAGGATACAGAAACGTAGTATCAGTACCTAATGGGGCTACTATTGGACGCAATAATCTGTCATACCTCGATAATTGTATTGACCTTTTTGAAAACGATACGGAGTTTATCCTAGCTACAGATAATGACGTCGCTGGAAATAACCTAAGAGACGAACTCGTAAGAAGACTCGGTGCCGAGAACTGTTATAAGGTTTCATTCAGGGATTGCAAAGATGCAAACGAATGCCTAGTTAAATACGGACCATCGGCCATCAAGGAAACAATCGACAATAAGAAGCCGTTTCCAGTATCAGGAATATTCACCGCCCTTGATATATCAGAAGAGATCGACGACTACTTCCATAACGGACTTCCTGTAGGTTGTGAGATAGGCATAGCTGATTTTGACAAACTACTAAAGTTCCACCCAGGTTATATAACAGTCATCACTGGAATACCTGGTCATGGAAAATCTGAGTTTACGGACTTTATGATGTCGCTACTAAACATTAAGCACGATTGGCAGTTTGGAGTCTACTCTCCAGAGAATTACCCACTACAACTTCACTTCAGTAAGTTTGCCGAGAAGCTAATAGGGAAGTCCTTCAGCCGCATGAACGAGTTGGAGTTAAGATTAGCCAAGAACTACTTTAACGAAAACTTCTTTTTTATTAAACCAGAGGAGGACAGCAAACTAGACAACATCCTTGAGAAGGCTAAATACCTTGTTAAAAAGAAAGGAATACGAGGACTTGTTATCGACGCTTGGAACAAGATTGAACATAATTGGGTGGGATCAGAAACGCAGTACATCAGCAAGGAACTTGATAAACTTGCCATGTTTTGCGAAAGATACGGAGTGCATTTATTCCTAGTGGCTCACCCAACAAAGATACAGAAAGATAAGAACACAGGATTATACGAGGTGCCAAATCTTTATAACATTAACGGATCTGCCAACTTCTTTAATAAAACCCATAACGGTATCAGTGTTTACCGGAATTTTACTACGAAACGTACAGAAATCTACGTCCAAAAAGTAAAATTCAAACACTGGGGAGAACCTGGACAAGTAGAACTTGAATGGGATTGGACCAACGGCAGGTATTACCGCTACACACCAGACTCCTCTAATTGGATAACCAACCAAACGCAGCAATCAGAATTACATATACCACAAAAATTAACACCTTTAAACCAATTAATAGTCCCAACAGGGGACGAAGATATCCCGTTCTAAATTATGGCAAAACAAAACTTAGCAAAAAAAGTAGTCCTTATGTACGAAGGTAAACCGGTTAAAGCCCTCATAATTGAGCCCAACCATCAGTACTACAGAATCCACGTACCAACTCATAAAGTGGAACAAATAGAACTCCAATACGATATGACGGCTGTAAACTTTGATACAGAATATCACTACCTTCAGGCACTATCATCAGAAAAAGCCCTTGAAAAATTTATTAAATTTCAGAAAAATGAAGCCAATAAGCAATCACGTACTAATAAAGTTAACTAAGAAAACCGACGAGCTCCAACTTCCAGGAGTAGGAACACTTGCCCTTGAGACTATCTTCAATGAGGAGCAGCATCAAAGACTCGTGGGTGAGGTTATTACGGTCCCAGAGAAATTGACGTTTATTAAAATGGATCACGGTAATATGCCATGGGAAACAGAGATGGAGCTTTTAGTAGGGGACGAAGTTATCTTGAGAAGAACCGATGTTTCAGTTTCTCGGTTTGAGGGAAAGTCTTTCGAATCAGAAGGCCATTTGTACGTGCACGTTCCTTATCACGCTGTTATTCTTTCGAAGAGAAGGCTTAAATATAGTAACTTTCCTCATGGTGATATATTAGAACTTGACGGAGAAAACTACGTTGTTACAATGCTAAACGGCTACATGCTAGTTCAACAGAACGACATAGACTTCCAAACAGAATTCTACATCCCAGGAAACATAAAGAACCCAAAAGCCGAAACCGGAATAATTGCGTTTATAGGAAAACCAAACACAGCCTATCACCCTCAATTTATTTCAGCAGGATTTGAATACGGATCACAACTCCCCGACACCCGCTTTGATTTAAAGGTAGGAGATAGAGTAGCCTTCATTAAACACGCATCCGTAGACTTAGAATACGATATACACAGAACCTTTAACGGACAAGGAAATCACTACGTTAGAATGCAGAGAAATAAGATATTGGCAAAACTGTAAAGTGTTATATTTGTAAAATATGCAGTATAAGTACGAGAAACCAGATACACACTTTTTCATTAACGTAGACGAGGATCTTACCCCAATACGCATTGACATAAATAAAACTATAAAGCAGATTTATAAGTTTTGGCATCCGAACGCGAAAGACTGCCCAATATTAAAACCACCTCCAGAGAAGATTGCCAACTACGGACTAGACCCCAAAGATCAATATTTCGAAAGACGAGAAATACCAGCAAAACTTAAAAAGCTCCAGAAAGAAAAAGATGGAAGAGCAGATGAAATCTGGAGAGTACTTACCGCCCACAAAGAAAACTGGGCAGAGGAAATAGAGTTTATCAAAAGAGAATGGTTCCATTGCCTATACGGATACTGGGTATATATCAAAGGAAAACCTACCTGGATATCACCATGGCACTACCAATACCTTAACTATTCTACAGGTAGCTATACAGTCACCGACCGGAAGACAGGAAAGAAAGTTCAAAGTATGTTTGGTGAGTACAGGGATAAGGACAGACGCAAGGATATTGCGTACACCTACCTATACACCACAACAGAAACATTCGCCAACATAAACAAGGAAGGAAACGCTATCCCAGAAGAAGACGGTAGCTACGAAATGATTGACACAGGACGTCTACTTTTTTTCGGAGTCATTAACCCTAAAACACGACGAGAAGGGGAAACAGGTAAAAGCCTTTCAAAACTTCACTTCACCTCAATAGTAGTGGCCGGGCCACAAGCATATTCTTCAATGTGCGCAAACCACGAGTCAACAGTAAAAGGACACTGGAACTCTAAATTTGTACCCATGTGGAGACGTATGGCTTTTTTCTTTAAGCCGATTAATGACGTTACAACAAGACCAAAAACAGAAATTACATATAAGTCTCCAGCAGCTAAACAAAACTCTAAAAACTTTAACTCAAACGTATCAGTAGAGTCCACAGAGCTTGACTCCACGGTAGACTTCTCACCAGTAGTAAGCAGACACTACTATGACCACAATAAAATCACAGGAATAATATTACTTGATGAGGAAGCAAAGACAGACCTTATTGACGTTTACGATGAATGGAACCTTGTTAAACCAGCAATGGCACAGGGAGCAGAATCGGAAAGGAACAGATACGCATTCTCCTTGCATCCCTCTACAGTAGAAGATATGGAAGGAGGAGCCGGAGCAAACTTTAAAAGGATGTGCGACGCATCTAACTTCTACCAACGAGGCTTAAAATCTGGACAGACAAAATCCGGACTAGCATTAATCTACATGCCATCATGGGACGGACTTGAAAACTTCATTGGACCATATGGAGAGTCTATTATCGACGACCCAACCCCCGAACAACAGGCATTCACGAAATGGGACATCGGGGCCAAAGAATATATTAACAGTAAAATTGCCGAGTACGAGGCAAACCCCATAATCGAAAACCTTAGAAAACTTGCTCAGTTCAAAAGACAGAACCCACCATGTTACGCAGATATCTGGAGATCCATTGCCGGAGAGATAGGATTTAACATTAAAAAGATTGACTTAAGAACCGATCAGTTAAGAAGGATGTTGTCATTGGAACAAGACCCACGGGAGCAAGGAGACTTCGTTTGGATCATCGACGGATACCCACCACTCACCGCAGAGAAGTTTTGGAACCTAAGATTACAGGACTACTTCCTGCCAAAGGCACACGTTGAATGGAAACCGTCCACTTCAGGTAGGTTTTTCCTAAGTAAAAAGTTAGCAGAAGGTTCACACAATCGCGTCCAATATAATAGAGACCTAGAAACATGGGAGGTAATAGATGACGTCTACCACGCATCTGCCGACCCAGTTACTTACCAAACAAAAAACCAAGCCAAACAAAGAGAGGATAAAGCAGCAGCCTCCTTCGCATCAGGAGCCGTCCTTTATCCAGCCCAAAACGATGACCTTGAAAAACCCGTAAGCGAATGGCAGAGCCACAAAATAGTTTGCACCTACAAAAACAAACCACAGCTTGACGATATCTATATGGAAGAGATGCTTATGATGTGCCGGTACTTTGGTTGCAAAATGTTTCCCGAAACAAACATTAACTCAGTAGTTAAGCACTTTGAGAACAGAGGCTACGGAGGCTTATTAAGATACGCATGGTTAGCAGATAAGGGAAAGTACAGAGATACACCAGGCTTCCACACAGGAGGACAGCAATCAAAGGATGAACTTATATCCGAAGTGCGCGACTACATCGAATACTACGCATTAAACGAAAACCATATTGAGGTTCTTGACGAATGTAGAAAGATGAAGTCCAAAGAGGATATGACTAAACTCGACTTATTTGTTTCCGTTGCAGGTGCATTATTGTCTTATAAGTACCGCCCAATGGTTCTTTCAGAAAAAAGAATGAGCAAGGAAGACGAAGATGAAGAGTTTAATCCTGAAGACTTTTGGGGTAAACAAAGATAATTTATTAGTTTTGTAGGAAATAGCTTCTTACATGGCAACTAAATCAAAACTTTTTGCAGGGGACAAATACGAAAATAAAGGCTCTAACCTATTTCCTTCCGACGATATATCTCCAATGTCCAAAAGAAAAGGAGACTCTGCAAAACAATTTGCGCTGCAGTTTGCCAAAGCTTTCTACTCTGGATGGGGAACCGGCATATTTGCCTACTCAAGGTTCTCAGAAAGAGATCAGCTTATTCAACTAAGAAACTATTCAAGAGGCCGACAAGCAGAGGAAATCTACCAAGAGTTTATATACGGACGCAACGACCAGAACGAGATTATTAAGAAGGGATACATGAACGTTAACTGGGATATCCTGAAAATTGCGTTGCAATACAAAGATGGGTTCATCAGTAAACTTAACGAATGGGACTACGATCCGGTTATTTCCTCTCAAGACCAATACGCAAGGGACGAGAGAAAAGAACGTATGATGGTAGACTACGTTAAGAACAAAATGAAAGGCATCTTCCAGGCAAACCCAGGCATGGACGAAAACACCATGGCCCCAGACTCTATAGCGGAATTCGAAATCCTTGAGCAAATGGGAGTCTATAAGAACAAAGCAGAATACGCTTGGGAGAAATATATAAACAACGTATTTAATGGCTTTAACCGTTGGGACCTTAAATTAAAGAACAAACTCCTTGACGATATCTTTACCCTTGGAAGACTTTGCGTTCGCGACTATGTGGATCCAGAAACTCAAACCGTAAAGACACAATACATTGACCCCCTTAACCTTATCATAAGACTCACCACAGACGGAGAGGTAATCGACGGAGGTTTCATTGACCTTATGACCGTTCAAGATCTGAAGAAAGCATCAGGACTCCCAGAAGAAGAATTATTTGCTATTGCCCAAAACGCTTGCGGGTGGTATGGTAATCCGGATAAATCGCGTTGGAACTACGGAACATCCTACGAAGCCTACCTACAGCAAAACGCAGTTTCCAGAGGGAGTCTTGGCAATTGCGAGTGGTACGCATTTAGAGTACCCGTTCTTAAATGTGAATACAGATCAGTAGACACAGAATACTACACCGAACAACAAACCCAAAATGGAACAAAATATTCAAGAGGGAAATATGGTAAAACCTTTACCAAATCCCCAACTAGAAAAACAATTAAAAAAGACACAATCAATTATTATACCTGCTCATGGATCGTTGGAACGGACTATTGTTATGACTACGGTTTACAATACGACATGCCAAGAACCGAGAGAGCAGAAGCAAGATGCTCATTCCACTACTACCAAATGGACGATCCATCCATAGTAGAAAGATGCAAACCAGTATTCGATAACGTACAATTAGCATGGTTAAATTTCCAAAATGGTATTGCCAAGTCAAGGCCAGACGGAAACCTATATGATCTTTCAGCCCTCGTAAACGCAAACGTAGGGGATAAGATTAAACCATACGATATAATTAAAGGTATAAACGAAACAGGTTCCGGATTCTGGAACTCAATGAATAAGAGGAAAGACCGACCTGTACAAGCACCAAACTCAGGACCACCCGTAATCCCAATGAAAGGCGGTTACCAAGGAGCATTAGAAGACTTCGTTGGAGCATGGAACTCAATGAGTATGATGCTATCGAGTTTGTCAGGAATGAACCCTAGCTTCATAGGATCAAGCACCGGACTACCAGAAGGAGCAAGAGTAAATGAAGGCCAAATGGCAGCAAGTGTATCATTGCTTAAACCAAAGATAGACGCATATTTCTTCGTTAAATCAAGTTGTGCACTAAACATCCTATTAAGAGGACAAGTAATATTTAGACATAACGACAAGATCAGTGAAGAATATAAAAACATCCTTGGCCCAGATATCGTACAAATTTTAAAGACAGCCAGCGAAAAGAACTATTCTCAGTACGGATTAAAGATGACGTTGAGAATAAGCGGAGCCCTAAAAGAAGATGTAAAAGGAGCCGCAGTAGCAGCATTACAAGCAGGAAGAAATGGACAACCTGGACTTACATTCATGGAGTACTTCAAAATTCTTGACATGCTAGAAAGCAACGTCGAGATAAAATATATCCAAGGTTTCATGCAAAGGCTAATCGACAAGAGAGAAGGCCAAATGCAAAAAATGCAACAGGAAAACGCAGACAATCAGAATAAAGGACTTATGCAACTTGAGCAACAAAAGGCAGCAGGTCAAATGGAATTACTGAAGTTTACTACGGATCTTGAAATACAAAAAGGAGTTATACTAGAAGCCGCAAAAGCCTATTACGCAATAGAACAAATGAAAGAGCAAGGCAACCAAGACATCACCGGAAGTTCACTTGATTTGATTATGCAAACGGCAATGCAACAGTATGCTTCGACAATGGCTCCTCAAACACAAGGACAAGCATAATTTTTTTATTTGAATATTTCTATTATTTTTGCTTAAAACTAAGTAATTATGGCAGAAGAATTAACAGAAGAAGAAGTTATTGCGAAATTTAACGCAGGTGAAAAATTTGAGGAAGTTATCAACAAAGATGATCCATCAAAAACAACCCCAGCTACTCCAACCGACACATCCGTAGAACCAGAAAAAACATACTGGGAACAGAAGGGTTTTGCCTCTCAAGAAGAACTTGATACCTATATTGAATCAAGGAGACACGGAGTAGAACCGGAGTATAAAAGCCAATATGCAAAAGAGCTTGATACCTTCGCAAAGGTTACCGGAAAAGACGATCCAGAAACCTTCCAGTTCTATAAGAATACCGAGGTAAAAGACACCATGGAACCGATGGATTATATTGATCTATTGGTAAAAGATCACGTTCTTAAAAACCCTGAGTTTAAAGGGGATGAAGATATTATCAAGGATCGTTTTATTAAACAATATCTAGTAGATATGGACCCTACAGACGAGGCCCTTACCAAGGAAGATTTGTTTGACAAGAAAATGAAAACCATCGAGCTTAAAAAATCAGCAGAAACGGTTGTCAACGAGATCAAAGAAATTAAAACCAAGATTGCAAATAATGGTGTCACCCCAGAAGAAATAGCTGAAAGACAATCTAAGATTGAACAGTCTAAAACTAAATGGAACGACGAACTTAATAAAGCAGCAGAGAACTTTAAGGTCGATATTTTTGACGAGGCAAAAAATAAAGAAGGCAAATTCGAATTTCTTAAAACAGATAAGGATGAGCCAGTTGTCTTAAAAAGTTTTACCTTTGGTGACGAGGAAAAAGAATTCTACAAAAGTTCCCTAGGTGGAGTAATTAACCAAATGGGGTATCCTGAACCAGATAGTGAGAACGCGAAAATGGCTCAGAAAATTGCAGAAATGGCAACGTTCTATGAATTTAGAGGAAGGCTGATTAAAGAAGTGATAGCACAGACAAAATCATCCCTAATCAAAGAAGATAAGATCGAGGCCGATAACCCCTCAAAATTGAAAATTGCAGCTAGCACTGATAATCCAGAAGGCATATTGTCGGAGGAAGAAGCGGTGAAAAGAGCAATGAACGGATAGTGAAAAGCAGTTAAAGGGCTATGGGAAATTAAATATAAACCCCATAAAACTTAAAGACAGTGAGCAATAATACAGCATCGAGTCTATATACAAGTTTAATTACTTCGATAGACCCACTTTTGGAAAAATTTGCCATCGGCCGTGAAATATTTGCCGCCTATGGAGATCAGCACTATAACGCAGCAATGCTTATCAAGTCGTTGACAAACAGTCAATCGGTTCCAGTGAACCAAGAGACTTATTACCATTTTGAAGATCTTCCAATTAACCAAAACCTTTTAACAGCAGCAGGTGGTCCATACGTGGCAGCTTCTCCTGGTGCTTCGGTTGTAGTTAACTTGGCATTATCTAACAACTCTACTTTAAACGGACTTTTACCGGTACGTGAAAAGTGGACAATCGTTGACCCAAACAACAACCAAAGATTGTATCGTATCGAAACTGTAACAAACAGTGGAGTTACCCCTTCTATTACAATTGCACCGCTTGATCCTACAATCACAATCTCTATCTCTGGTGGAGTGTTATTGAAAATTGGACCTTCGGCTTTTGGTGAAGGAACCGGACAACCAGGTGGAATTGTTACTCCTGTATTACGTAGAAACTTTAACCTTTCTATCTTAAAAGAAGGTTTAAATTTCTCTGGTTCAGAAGCTACCAACGAAGCTAGTGTTGACGCAGTATCGTTAGCAGGTATGTACACCGCAGCTAATATCGAACTTCCTGCAGGTTTAGGTAATACCTACGTAGTAAGAAATGCAAAACAAATGGAGTTCCGTATGATGGAACAACATGCCGATCTTTACTATTGGGGTGAGAAGAATACCAACACTTCTGTTGTTGTTGACTCTGGTAGCGACGGTACAGTAAGAGCATCTGAAGGGTTAAAGAGAACTACTACTTTATACGGAACTCCAATTCCTTATTCAGTTGGTTCAATGACCATGGGTATCTTCAGCCAGGCTGGTGATGCTTTAGATGCTCAATACGTTTCTCCTTCCAGAGCAATCCTTTGGTTACAAGGTAGAAAGCAGTACACTGAGGCTGAGTCATTATTGGCTACCAACAACTACTATACCGGTATCCGTTACGATAGAGATTCTTCTCTACCATATGTATATGGAGACGCTATGGCTGTTCAAGGTAAGAAATACAACTTCGCATTTATCGGAGTAGAACTTGGTGGATACAAATATGTATCTATGAGAGAGCCTTTATTTACCGACCCTAACGGTACAGGTGCATTAGGTTACCCAGTTCCAAACTTAGGATTCATGTTGCCTTTGGCCTCTATGACTGATCCTGTTAATAAAGTATCGAGAGATACCGTTACAATGAGATATAAGTCATTGGGTGGTATTAACCGTGCTTACAAAACATGGGTGAGAGGTCAAGAAATCACTAACGTGGATACTTACGATATCAACATGCAAGCCAACGTTTCTTACGAGTGGTTCGGAGCTAACAGATTTATCCAAGTTCAAGGTACCTAGTACTTGATCGAAATATTAAAAACCCTGGTAATTAATTTTATCAGGGTTTTTTTATTTCAAATATATTACTATTTTTACCGAGAATTAGGTAATAATTAAAACAAAACCGTTATGATACTTATTGATAAGAAAAAAGCAGTCTTCGCAAAATCTTACATTACAAAGAAGAAAAATGAAATTGGAGACGGAA